GTTTGTCCTGTGGCGTCCTGATAGCTGCCCAAGCCGCATTGCAGGCAGCCTCGCGCCGCTGAGGAATTGCTGAAGGAGCCCGTGGGGCACTGCAAGCAAGCAGGCTGCCCAGCGTTGCCTTGATAGCTGCCTGCCACACAGACAGAGCAGCTGGTGCAGGTGCCTCACTTCGTGCCGTATGGCGCGTTAGAGCAGGCCTGGGCGTGTAAAGATCCGATCGCGCTGATCGATGGCCCAGCCGGCACTGGCAAATCACGTGTGTGGCTCGAGCGCATGGACGCGCTCGCGCGCAAATATCCTGGTTCGCGTCACTTCATAATTCGCAAGACGCGGAAAAGCATCACCACCACTGCCCAGGTCACGTTTGAAAACTTCGTTAAGCCACCATGCCGGCTGAACAAATCAGAGGGCATTTACCCCTATCCCAACGGCAGTGTGGTTGGTCTGCTGGGCCTTGATGACCCCGAAAAAACAAAGTCACTCGAGGCTGACACCATTTATGTCAACGAAGCCACCGAGTGCACAGAGCATGAGATCGAAATGCTGCTGCGTTCACTACGTTGGCCGGTGATGCCTTGGAAACAAGTAGCACTCGACTGCAACCCTGACGCACCCACGCACTGGATTTTTAAAGCATTCACTGAGGGCCGGATCACGCGCTTTATTTCTCGCCACGAAGACAACCCCACGCTGTGGGATCGCGTGCGCGGCTGCTGGACTGCGTTCGGTGAAAAGTACATTGCCACTCTCGAGATGATGACCGGCGTGCGCTATCGCCGCTTGCGCAAAGGTGAGTGGTGCGCAGCTGAGGGTGTCGTTTATGACCAGTGGGATGACGCGGTGCACTTTTGCAACTGGTTTAGACCACCGGATGAGTGGCCGCGCTATTACGCTGTTGACTTCGGATACACCGATCCTTTTTGCCTGGGCATGTGGGCCGTTGATCCTGACGGCCGGCTGTTTCTTTACAAGCATATTTATTTCACCCAGCGCCTGGTTGAAGACCACGCGCAAACGGTGCTCACCGTGCGCAAGGATCTCAATGACCCCTGGCCGCGTGAGGTGATCTGCGATTGGGATGCAGAAGGGCGCGCCACGCTCGAGCGCCACCTGGGCATGGCCACCACGCCAGCCACCAAACACATCAGCGAGGGCATACAGGCTGTGCAGTCACGGCAAAAAAAAGCCGGCGACGGCCGGCCGCGGATTTACATCATGCGTGACTCGCTGGTTGAACTTGACCCGAAATTGAAAGAGAAGGGTGCGCCCACAGACGGCCCCAGCGAGCGCCCAGGCTATGTGTGGGACGTTAGAAACAACCGGCGCAAAGGTGAGGTGCCAGTTGATGCCGAAAACCACTTCATGGACATGGAGCGCTATCTTGTCGCGCGCTTCGATCTTGATCCCTCGAGCATGAAAGCAGAGCACGGTGACTCGATCTGGTAGTCACCACCAACCTTTTTTCACCGCGCACTGCCGCGCGGTCACACCGTCAAAGGATTTCACCCGCAATGTTGTTTCCAAACTATGGCGCCCAAGCGGTGCAGCAAACTCTCATCACTGATGCGCAGCTGGCTGAGAACAAACGCCGGCAATTGATGACACGCGCGTGCCTGGCGTACCAGGGCGAGGATCTTGTTATCAACCGGCCGCTAAAAACTGAGGCCGGTGACGCTGATGACAACGTGGCGATCAACTACTCGGAAACCATTGTTGATAAGGGCGTGACTTTCCTGTTTGGCCAGGACACGAAGATCAGCATAGGTGACTCGCAGAACGCCAACCCCAAGGCTGATGAATATCTCGAGCAGGTCTGGCCAGAAGATGTGCGCGCTGAGGATCTGATCGAACTCGCAACCAACGGCGGCATTTTCGGCCACGTGTGGGCCAAGATTGTGATCGAAGCCGGCACGCCTAGGGTGGTAGTGGGCGATCCTGAGTGCTACACCGCAGAGTGGGCAGCTGATGATTACAAGCAGGTGCTGCAATACTTCAACACCTGGCGCACCACGGTTGACGGCAAGCCGGTGCTGCGCCGTGAGCGCACATTCAGGGTGAGCGATGATGCCTGGCACATCGTGCTCGAGCAGAGCACGCCAGACGCACCAACCTGGACGGCGATCGGTGAGCCCTATCTGTGGCCGTTTCCATTCTCGCCGGTGGTGCACTGTAAAAACCTGCCGACACCCAACCAGTTTTATGGCAAACCGGATCTGACGCTTTCAGTGTTGCAACTGATGTATTACATCAATCGCACCACCTCGCTGATCGCGCGCATCATTCGCCGGCACGCATCACCCAAACCCTACGCCACTGGCGTCACAAAGCAGCAACTCGAGATCGGCACTGACAAGATGCTGTTTTTGCCCCACCACGAAGCAAAACTGCAGCTGCTCGAAATGACTGGCGATCTCGAGGAATCGCGGAATTTTCGCAAAGACTTGCGCGAGGCCTTGGCTGAGGTGACGCACGTGCCTGAGGTGACGACCGGCAAAACTGACAACGTGGGCCAACTCAGCGGCCGCGCGATGCGCATTTTGTATGGGCCACTGATTGATCAAACCGTGAAAAAGCGGCGCCCGTATGGCCGGCTGCTAAAGCAACTGGTGGGCAACCTGATGGTGATCGGGCAGATGGCGCCGGCGAAAGCTGAGGCCAACGGTGGCCAGGCTGTCAAAGTCAACGTGCAATGGGGTGACCCGCTGCCGGCCGATGAAAAAGAGCAGGCAGAGGTTGCTGTGATGAAAAAGCAGGTTGGATTTTCAAACGACACGCTGATCAAACAGCTGGGCGGTGACCCTGAAACTGAACGCACGCAGCGGAAGAAAGACGCAAAAGAGGCTGCGGCGGCAATGATGAACGAACTAGACCGCGGCGGCGCCGGCCTGCCTGGCGATGACCCCGCAGATGAGGGTGGTGATGAATGACAAAACAACTCTGGCTGTTTGGGTTTTTGGTTTGCACGGTGGTCTGCTGGGCCATCATCAACACGCGCGCGAATACAGGCGCGATCGTCTCGCCATTTGTGGCGATGCGTGACGTCACCTCGAGCAGCACGGTCACCTCGAGCAGCACCGGTGATGAGCCTGAATGTGTGTTTGATCCCGTTGGCAGCACCAACGCGCTGAACGCTCCCTGCTACACAGACCTGACGGCCGTGGCGCATGACGATCAAGGCAACACTGCGGTGAGCGCACCAGTGCGCGTGCACTTTGTGCCAACACCCACACCAACACCCACGCCGGCGACGGATAGCACACCACCCACCGTCACGCTCACCTGGCCCACTGACGGCGCTGTGCTGTCAGCTGTGGTGACTGTGACGGCGATCGCCGCTGACAACGTGGCAGTTGACTCTGCTTACCTGATCGTTGATGACCTGGTGGTTGGCGCCGGCGTGAGCAGTTGGCCACTCGACACCACAAAGCTGGCTGATGGTGTGCACGTCATCTATGTGCGCGCCTGGGACGCGGCCGGCAATCCTGGTGACTCGCAGCATGTAACCGTGACGGTTACAAATGCAGTGCCGACACCCACACCCACCCCGCTGCCGACACCAACGCCAACACCCACCCCGTGCACACTGCCAAAGGGCAGATGCCGGAAGCTGATCTAGATCCGGATCCACTCGCCAGAAACGGCGATGCCACGAAAACATGGCTGACCTTTACACGGTTGCACACCAGTACCGGCTCAAACTGCTGCGACGTGATGCAGAGGCTGCTGCACGCATGATGCAGCTGTACTCACTTGCTGCGCAGAGGATCGAAGCACACGCGCTGCAGTTGGCACTGCAGATGGACGAAGCGATCGCCAACGGCCAGCGCGTGAGCCCCAGCTGGTTGTTTCAAAACGAGCGCATGCAGCGCCTGCGAGTGCAGATAGAAAACGAGATCGCGCGGTTTGCTGATGACGCGGCCGCGCACACGGCCGGCATGCAGCGTGAGTTTGCATTCACCGGCGCCGTTGACACCCAGGATCTGATCACCATCACTCGAGACAACGTGACAAAGATGCGCGGGCTGAGTGCTCAGCCAGACCCCGCAGCTGTGGCGCTGGGGTTTGCAAAGCTGCCGGCAGAGGCTGCCATTGACCTGGTGGGGTTTGCCAGTGATGGCTCACCACTCGCTGACCTTTTCAACGCGCTTGGGCCAAGTGCTGCCGAAGCAATCAAGCAGGAAATGTTTGCAGGCCTGGTGCGCGGTATCGGTGCGCGCCAGCTGGCCAGGCAAATCAAGCCGGCACTCGCCGGCAACATGGCCAGGGCGCTGCTGATCGCGCGCACAGAGGGCCTGCGCGCTTACAGAGAATCGAGTCAACGGTTTTACCAGGAAAATGATGACGTGGTGCGTGGGTGGCGCTGGGTGTCTGCGTGCAACGCTCGCACATGCCCCGTGTGCTGGGCAATGCACGGCAGCCTGCATCTGGTTGATGAGCAGTTTGTCAGCCATCCTGGTTGCCGCTGCACGCCAGTGCCGGTGACCGATCTGAGCCCCAGCATGACGCCTGGGCCGGTGCGCTTTCATCAGCTGAGCGAGGATGACCAGCGCCAGGTGCTTGGGCCACAGAAACTGGCAGCGTACAAAGCCGGCAAAATTGAACTGACGGCACTGGCCGGCATGCGTGACAGTGGCCGCTGGGGCAAAACACGACATGAGCGCAATTTTGCTGATGCGCTCGAGGCAACGCGCGCCGGCCGTCCACTCGACGTTGGGCCGATGCGCAAGCGCCCTGGCCAGCCGGCGCCGGCGCCCAAGCCACCTGATGAACCACTCGAGGTGTTGCTGCCGATTGTAGATAAGCAACTGCCGGCAGCATCTGCGGCGGAAGCGCGCCAGCGCGTGGTTGACGTGCACGGACAATACCAGGGCATGTTGAGTGCGATCGATGATGAGCTAAAGCAGATCCGGCAAGCGCGCGACTTTCAAAACCGTGGGCAGTCAAACCGGCTGCTCGAGTTGGGCCAACTGCGGCGTGCAGTGGTTGACGCTCGAGGTGAGCGCCTGCTGGAAATTCTCAGCACTGAGCAGCCAGCCACGTTTGCTGTGAAGTACAAAAGCAAAGTGCCGGCTGAACGCAAATCAACCTGGCAGAGCGGCATCGACACTTTCAAGCGCCTGGTGGGCGTGCCACTCGAGGGCAAAACGGTGACCGTCAAGGCTGGTGGCCGCGGCCGCGCGAGCTATGACAACAAAGGTGGCATTCACCTGGCACCTGGCAACGGCGCGCCTGTGGTTGTGCATGAGTTGGGCCACTGGCTCGAGGATATGAGCCCCGAGGTGCACCGCAAAGCGATCGATTTTCTCGAGCGGCGCGCAAACGGTGAGAAGTCAATCAGCTTGCGCGCTGCCACAGGCCTGCGCGGATATGGCCGGCGTGAGATTGCCTGGCGTGACAAGTTTTCTGACCCCTACGTTGGCAAAATCTACCGCAAACAATTTGTGGGTGCTGATGATGATAAGTATGCAGCACTGTACGCATCAGAGGTGGTGTCAATGGGCCTGCAGTGGTATGTTGAGCGAGCAGCAGAATTTGCTGCGGAAGATCCTGACTTTTTCGACTTCATTTTTGACCTGGTGCGCGGCCGATGAACGAACGG